CAGGATGGATCGCACTCGATTACGCTGCCCGTATCTAATTTCATAGCAGGATATCTCGTTTGCCCGTCGTGGAGGTTTATTCCTCTGCGGCGGGCTTTTTCTGCGTTTATGGGGGTTGTTCTTTTTCCCAATGTAACAGAGGGATAGACAAGTTCCCTCGGAACGGAGGACGAGACTATGCAGGTAACAAAGATTACTTCCCCTGAACAGCTGCAGTCATCTCCCTCGGAGAGGATGACCAACGAACAGCTTCAGAATGAATATAACTATATCAGAGCCGAGCAGATCACACGAAAAATGCTGGATAAAGGGCTGATTTCCGCTGGTGAATATGACCGCATTATGGCCGAAAATCGCCGTGTATTTTCTCCCTATCTTGCCGATTTATATCCAGATAATGCGTTGCTATAGTGCGGACACAGAGGTAATATGTGACCTACCCAAAGGGAGGTGAGACTATGAAACGGATAACAAAAATCGAAGGAAATACAGCATTTTTGAATGCTGTGAGAAAGACCCGCGTAGCTGCCTACTGCCGTGTTTCCACAGGTTCGGATGAACAGCTTTTGAGCCTTGAAACACAGAAAGACCATTACGAGCGATACATCAAAGCACACCCGGATTGGGAGTATGCCGGATTGTATTACGACCAGGGCATCACAGGCACGAAGAAAGATAAGCGGCCGGCACTGATGCAGATGGTTGCAGACTGTGAGGACGGACGCATCGACCGGGTCATTACAAAATCCATCAGCCGTTTCTGCCGTAATACTACCGATTGCCTTGAACTGGTGCGAAAGCTGCTCGGCTTGGGTATCCCCATCTATTTTGAGAAGGAAGATCTGGACACGGGTTCCATGGAGAGCGAACTGATGCTTTCCATTCTCTCAAGCCTTGCCGAGAGCGAATCGGTCTCCATTGCCGAAAACAGCAAGTGGAGCATTCGCCGCCGCTTTGAGAACGGCACCTTCAAACTGGCATACCCACCATATGGTTACGATTATATCGGCGATGGCGAATGGGCGATTAACGAAGAACAGGCCAAATGGGTCAGATTCATTTATTCTGAAACGCTCTCCGGAAAGGGTTCTGATGCGATAGCAGCCGAACTCATAGAACTGGGTGCGCCGACCAAGAAGGGCGGTAAATGGACATCCACTTCCGTCCGTGGCATCCTTTCCAACGAAAAATACACGGGAGACTGCATTTTCCAGAAGACATACACGGATGAGCGGTTCAACAGGCACACGAATTACGGCGAGATGGATCAGTTTTATATGGAAGGACACCACGATGTCATCGTCAGCCACGAGGATTTCGAGGCGGTGGCGGCATTGGTGGAACAGCGTGCAAAGGAAAAAGGTATCACCAGGGGTGATGCCAAGTACCAGACACGATACCCCATGTCCGGGAAGGTATTCTGCGGAGAGTGTGGTTCGCCGCATAAACGCAGGATGAATTATTCCACCCACATCCAGTATCCGGCACTTACTTGCTCAGGGCATCTGAAGGACAAGAACAGCTGCTCCCAGAAGTTCATCCGGGAAGATGCCTTGCAGATGGCATTCGTTACGATGATGAACAAGCTGATATTTGCCCACAAGGAAGTCTTGCAGCCACTGCTTACTTCCCTGCGGAGCATCAGTCAGAAGGATGCCATCAGCCGTTTATCTGAACTGGACGAGCGGCTGGAGAAGAATGCGGAACGTCAGAATACACTGACCACGCTAATGACAAGAGGTTACCTTGACCCGGCACTCTTCACACAGGAATCCAATGACCTGCTGACGGAAGCACAGGCACTGACCGAAGAAAAAGAACATCTGGTATTCTCGGTCAACGGAGAGATGAAAAAGACCGAAAAACTGGCAGACCTCATCCGTTTTTGCAGCCGGGGTGAGATGCTGACGGAGTTTGACGGCGATTGTTTCTCGCAGTATGTGGAGCGGGTCGTGATACACGAAAGGACCACCGCAGCCTTTGAATTGAAATGCGGATTGACACTGAAAGAAAGGATACGATGAATATGGCAAACCACATCCCATACGGATACAGAATTGAAAACGGTGTGGCGGTCATTGACGAAGGTCAGGCTGAACAGGTGCGTACCCTGTTCAGTGGCTACCTTTCCGGGTTGGCATTGGTACCCGCCGCAGAAGCCGCAGGACTTACCCTGTTCCACAGCGGTGCAAAAAGGATGCTCCAGAACGAGCATTACCTGGGCGATGATTTTTATCCTGCGATTATTGACAGCGAGACCTTTTCTAAGGTCGCAGAAGAGCGGGATCGCCGTGCCGGAGCATTGGGAAGAATCCGGGAGCGGACAACACCACCGCCCAGCAAAGCAGAGACCGCCTTTATTATAGGAAAGGTCACCCACAGATACGATGACCCATTCAAGCAGGCCGCATACATTTATAGTCTGATAGAAAGCGAGGTACAGAATGGCTGAGAAAACGATCACCGTGATTCCGGCGAGAAAACGAGTCGGCAGCAGAAAGCAGGTCACGGAAGAAAAACCGAAACTGCGTGTGGCTGCGTACTGCCGTGTCTCCACTGACCGTGACGAACAGGAATCCAGTTATGAGGCACAGGTAGAACATTACACAGAATTCATTGACAGAAATCCTGAGTGGCAGCTTGCCGGGATCTATGCCGATGACGGTATTTCAGGTACCAACACTAAGAAACGTGAAGAGTTCAACCGCATGATTGAGGACTGTATGGCATCCAAAATCGACATGGTCATTACCAAGTCCATCAGCCGATTCGCCCGCAACACGCTGGACTGCCTGAAATACATCCGAAAGCTGAAGGAAAAGAACATTTCCGTCTACTTTGAGAAAGAAAATATCAATACGATGGATGCCAAGGGCGAAGTTCTTCTGACCATCATGGCATCCCTCGCACAGCAGGAATCGCAGTCCCTTTCCCAAAACGTAAAGCTGGGATTGCAATTCCGCTACCAAGCCGGAAAGGTGCAGGTCAACCACAACCGTTTCCTCGGTTATACCAAGGACGATGAAGGCAACTTGGTCATCGTCCCGGAAGAAGCGGAAATCGTCCTGCGAATCTATCGAGAGTATCTGGAAGGTGCAAGCCTGTTCCAGATTGGACAGGGGCTGGAAGCGGACGGTATCAAGACCGCCGCCGGAAGTGATTATTGGCTGCAAAGCACGCTGAAGAAGATCCTCACAAATGAGAAATACATCGGTGATGCACTCCTGCAGAAGACCTACACGGTGGATTTCCTCAATAAAAAGCGTGTTGCCAACAACGGTATCGTTCCGCAGTACTATGTGGAGAACAGCCATCCCGCCATCATTCCCCGTGAGAAGTTCATGAAGGTCCGTGAAGAAATGTACCGCAGGGCGCACATGGAGTGCGGACCTGATCAGAAACGCAGAATCTATAGCAGCCGATACGCTCTTTCGAGCATCGTGTTCTGCGCCCACTGCAATGACATCTTCCGCAGAATCAACTGGAACAACCGCGGGTGCAAGTCCACCGTTTGGAGATGCCTCAGCCGGGTGGAAAAGGACCGCCCGTCCTGCATCGCAAGAACCGTGAGAGAAGAACTTCTGCATGAGGTTGTTGTCCGGGCAGTGAACGAAGTTATCACGGGCAGTGCCTCCTTCATCCCCGCTCTGCAGGCAAGTTTTGAGAGATGCCTTGGGGACAGCAATAGTGCAGCCGTGGAAGAAATCGATGCCCGCCTTCTGGAACTTCAGCAGGAACTTTTGAAACTGGCAAACGCAAAGCAGAATTACGATGCCCTTGCCGATGAGATTGATGAACTCCGAGCGGAAAAGGAAGAACTGCTCTTGCAGGAAGCCAACAAGGACTGCATCCGTCAGCGTATGGCTGACATGGTTACTTTCCTTCAGAGTGAGCCGGAAGAAGTCACCGAGTACAGCGAAGCACTGGTCAGAAGGATGATTGAGAAGATCACGGTATATGATGACCACTTTGTGGTGGAATTCAAATCCGGGATTGAGATTACGATAAACGAATAAGATGAAAATAACAGTGTGACGCTCAGGCTTCGGTCTGGGCGTTTTTTGTCGTTCATAGAAAGTTTATTAAATGGATACACCTTTAATCGTTGACAAGGAATGTCGAAATCTGTATAATTTGGGTAGTAAGATTAAATGGATATCCGAAAAGGAGTAGGACATGGCTGGAAAAGGTAGACCAACTGTAGATGATAAACGTGACAACCAGTATCGGGTTCGCCTCAACGATGAGGAAGACCAGATGCTTGCATATTGCAGCAAGGCAACCGGAAAGCCGAAGTCTCAAATTTTCCGAAATGCTCTGTCGGAGTACTATATCAATGTTCGGCTGAACGAGTTGAATAGCCAGAGCGAATTTGATGCGATGGAACTTGACGGTGTCAGCATGAAGCGGGTAATTGAATGCCCGTACTGTGGCGCACCCAATGCAATCGACCTTGCTGATTACAGCACCGATGATTGCACCACGGAACGTCAGATGGGACCGGAAACACAGCACTGGTTTGACTGCGATGATGCGGAATGCGTGACTTGCGGTCGTGCTTTCCGGGTTACAGGTTGCATTACCGAGTATCCCCTGGGGGCATATGATTCTGAGCATATTGAGATTAAGGAGGCCGACATTGTCTGAAGATAGAGATTTTGATTATGTGGTAGGCAAACTGCCACGCAAAGATAAAGACGGAAACGATACTACCGGAGACCGTATCGGCAAAGGTGGACGCCATCGTGATGACGGCACCTACTCCGCTGTGGCTTATGATTTGGAAGTGGTCGACGAAGACCCTACTAAAGTTGTCCCTCCAGAGCCGCAGGTCATTGTTCAGCGTGAGATTGTTGAGGTGGAAAGAGAACCCCAACGTATCGAGGATCTCCCGCTTGGTCAGCAGATTGTTTATCGTGTAGCGGAGGCAGCTGTTCCATATGTGGTCGATGGAGTGTTTCATTTGATAGGCATGGGTTTTAACGCTGCGGTTGATTACGGAAAAAGAAAATATGCAGAACACAAAGCTGCTAAATTATCTGCTCCGAAGAAACAAACTCTGAAGGCCGATGAGGTGCTGAAGAGTTCCGCAGTTGTTCCTTCTCCCGCCGCCAAGTCAACAGTGCCGGATGAAATTGATGCTGCGTATGAAAACTACAGCGTAAACATGACCAGCGAAGAGGCACAGAAAGAGTTTGTGGATGCGTTTATCCTCCGACTTCTCAGTGAGAAAAAACTCTGGAAGATTGCCCATGCGAACATTGTAGATTCGGCCGGAAATATTACCGATGGTCGTGCGATGATTGATAAACTGAGCAGTCCGCTGATGCTTGAGAACATCAACACGATTCTGAGTAACAACCCGGCTCTGTTGGAAACCTGGCAGACCGTTGCACTGGAAGATATTCTGGGAAGAGAACTTATAGTTGATTCTTGCTATGTTCCAATTGAGGGGCAGGCTTTGAGACAGAATCTTATGTCTCTTTCTGCGTGAGATATGGAGGGCAATAAAGATAGATGCTTTTATTTTCTACGCTGCTTGAAATCAATGATACAATGACAAAGGATGCCTTTATCCAGTTGGTTCTGGAATGGAATCAAGGCAGTCCTCACGAAGAGAATATTATTCAGGGGATCGAATGGAATGGCGAACGCAATGTAAGATATGGTACCGATACCCTGTGGCTTGCTATTGAAGAATATCGCAACGAAAATATCATCGCTATTCGTTATGAAAAAACAGAGGCTGACGGTGTAGTCTGGGATACAGACTATGTTATGAATTTTAATGACATGAAAATGTCCATTCAGCTTGACCGCAGCTATTTGGAAGAGGCCTTGGTTATTGACCCTACCTTTTCTACACCGCATTTTATCACGCTGCTGATAGCACATGGGTATTTGAAGGATGATGGCAATCTGGCCATACTTCGTACACCGTGTTTTATCACGAAAGATAATATTCCGCTCCTTGCTAACATTATCAACGGCAATGCAAGATACAGACTTCCTGTTGTATATGTTTCTAAGACATATTCCAACAGTGATCCGGTTGATATCCGCAAGTTGGCAGGCCGCCTTAAGGGTGTTGCCCATGTGCTTGTTCAGGAAAGTACATGGCTGAATGGCAGAATTCGACGAGAGTGTGATAGTAAGAATGAGTATTACGGAGCAATTGGTGTTTACTTCCCCAACAAAGCATACGACCACAAAAAGTATATGTATCGTGCCTACGATGGAATTGATGCCGTTTTATCAGAGAAGGTCATCCGTAGTGTAATCCAGTACAGCAATGCACAGATGATGGACAAGCTGTACACTTGGCAAGGTGTAAGCAACGCCCTGCTGCGAGATCGGTTAAATTCAAGAGGTGCAGAATTGCTGGCGGCTGAATCTGAGAAAAACCGCGTGGCAGCAGAAGCCGATGAACTGATTGAATCTGTAGACGAGGATCTCCAGAAGCTACAAAAGCAGGTCGAGGAATTGACCCATGCGAATGAAATCCTCACTTACGAAAATCAGGGTCTCCGCTTCAAAATGGGTAGTACGGACAATATGCCGATATTATATTTGGGTGAAGAAGAGGAGTTTTTCCAGGATGAAATCAAGGCTATGCTCCTCGATGCCCTTGAGCAGGCTCTTCCCAATTATGCTACTGGTACGCGCAGAAGAGCAGTCCTCGAAGATATAATCAAGAGCAACAATTGTAAACGCAGAGCCGATGACCGTTCTGAACAATTAAAGAACTTGTTGAGAGGCTATAAGACCATGTCCGGCTCAATGAAGCGCACATTGCAAGACATGGGATTTGTGATTACCGAGGAGGGTAAGCACTATAAATTTACCTATTATGGTGACGGACGTTACATGGCAACGCTGGCAAAGACTCCAAGTGACAACCGCTCCGGTATGAATATAGCGTTAGAAATCATAAAAGATATGTTCTAACGGATTTAGGAGGAAAACGGATGGATAAGAAAACTAAATATCCATGGGTGGCATTTTATATTGAGTTTGCAAATAAGCTGCTTGCCTTTGCAAATGACCGTAAGCCACTGGTGGATATTATCAAGAGTGTTTATGAACAGATAGGTATCAATCTGCCGAAACTCGAAAAGGACGGAGAGGTATTTGATATCGATCCGTTTACCCTGTTTGGCCTTTTTAATAAGGGCATCACAACAGAAAACCGCATTAAAATCATCACCGCATTTGCTGAGAAGCTTGGTGTGACTGCAACGGTGCCGACCGAATTTGAGGGTGTTCCGGTGTTGAACAACCAGAAAGCAACCTACTATTATTTCGTAGGTAAAGGTGGCCGTGGCGATGATGATATCGATAATCTGTGGAAGGTCTTCACATCTGCTATTGAATATGCGGACAAGAATACTGACAGCAGCAAAGCGGAGTTTATTAAGTATTATGATCTGTGCTTGAAGCAAAAAGGTGTTCGGTGGAATATCACCATGGGTCTGTACTGGGTTCGCCCGTATGCTTATATTAATTTGGACTCTCGCAATCGCTGGTTTATTTCCAGTGCAGCAAATACCTCTGCAACCTTTGTGGAGATGCTGCCTAAATTTGATAATGTTCCTTCCGGTGAAGAGTATCTCAAGCTGTGCAAGGCATCCGTTGATTTGATTGCATCAGGTGACTATGAGTATGGTAGTCTGCCTGAATTATCTGCATCTGCCTGGTCAACAGCTAAAGAGGATGATGAAGTTGAAAAGACTGCCGCAGAGGTTGAAAAGACGTTCAGAAAGTGGTTGGCAACGCAGTTATCCGAGAATGGCACACCTTTGAAGGGTCCAACTATCTCTAACAATGCGAATGCTATTAAAAAAGTCTGTACAGAGATGACGCTCCCGGAGTTCCCGGATTTGCGTTATCTGTTCAGCGTTACCGATTTGGATTTGTTTAAGCAGATAC